TCCTATGAATTCCAATTCCTGAAGGGCATATACCAATTCTTCCCTGACGATGTATTTGCCGTTGCGTCCCGTAAGGTGGTAAAGGCCGACATGTGGGACTGTTTTGAATTTCGGTGCAGTTACAAGCTGACCAACATGAGTTTGAAACAGTTTACCAGTAAAATGCGGGTTGAGCATCAGAAGCTGTCCGGGGAGGAGTTTGATTATTCTGTAAAGCGGTATCCTTGGACTCCCCTGAGCGATGAAGAATTGGAATACTGCACCCATGACGTTCTGGGACTGGTGGAAGCCGTGAACAAACTGATGGAGCGAGACGGAGACACCCTTCAGACCATTCCCCTGACCTCGACCGGATATGTGAGAAGAAACGCCAAACGAGCCATGAAGGACGGATCAGTGCATCATAATTTTGTCTATTCAATCCTTCCAGACATTGAAACCTACAAAGCACTGCGTGAGGCATTTAGAGGCGGTAACACCCATGCCAATAGATACTATGCCGGGGATATCGTGGAGAACGTCCATAGTGCTGACAGATCATCCAGTTACCCGGCAGTGATGTGTAATTGCGAATTCCCGATGTCCGTTTTTACCCCCATCATGAAGAAAGACCTAAACGCTGAATATATCAGTCGTTGTATCAAAATCAGACACAAGGCTCTTCTTCTGCGGATTGGCATTGAGAATCTGAGACTGCGTGACCCGTTCTGGGGTTGCCCGTATCTGAGCAAAGACAAGTGTCGGAACTGTCATAAGGTGGTAGATACTTTTGATAATGGCCGAATTTTGTCAGCTCATTATATTGAAACGACTATAACGGATATTGACTTAAAGATCATTATGGAGGAATATGAAGGAAAGATATACTTCTTGCAGGGTTGGTATGCTTCCTACAAGAAACTTCCCCAGCCGCTCATTGATGAAGTGATCAAGTATTATAAGGACAAAACTGAACTGAAGGGAGTGAAGGGGCAGGAAATCTATTACGATAAAGCGAAAGCACTCCTGAATAGCCTGTATGGCATGATGGCCCAAGACCCGGTAAAGCACAATCTGATTTTCAAGCAAGTCGGAGACTGGGAAGAGGATGACAGCAAGACAGATGAAGAGATTCTTGGAAAGAGCAACGCAAAAGCGTTCTTAGCCTACCAGTGGGGGGTGTGGGTGACCTCCCATAGTAGAGACGCACTCGAACGGGGGATTAGGCTTGTTCATGAAACTGATGGAGCAGATTTTATCTATTGTGATACCGACAGCGTCAAGTATACTGGGGACGTTGATTGGAGCGGTTATAATCGGGATCGCATGTTGGAGTGTAGAGAAAGTGGTTCAATGGCTACAGACCCTTCTGGGGTGACGCATTACATGGGTGTTTTTGAGACTGAGGATTTGAAGGATACCGGATTCGCATACAGATACTTCAAGACGTTGGGAGCGAAAAAGTATGCCTATGTGGAAAGAGAGGGTGAAGGCGTCCATTGTACTATTGCGGGAGTCAACAAAGCAAAAGGTGGTAAGGAACTCGACAAACATGGTGGCCTATCGGCATTTGCTGAGGGACTTATTTTCCGGGAAGCTGGCGGGACTCAGGCCGTATATAACGATTCCCCTGAGATGGATCATGTGGACATTGAGGGGCATAGGCTCCCGATTACTGCTAACGTTGCTATCCTCCCGTCAGAGTACACGCTGGGGATAACGGGAGAGTATGAAAGAATTTTGAAATATTCCAAGATATATCTTTACAATCCCTATGTAATATGATAAGATTATTAAGGTGGTTGACGGAGAGCGTGGACGGCGGTGACCAAGTGCAAGGCCCCGGTGAGCGAACACGGACTATGCGACGACCCGGAAACCACCAGAACACCAACTAATAGGAGGACTCAAACAATGGAAATCATCAAAAAGACCGAAGGACTGACCTCTGCTGACCTGTATGCGCTTACAAAGGGGAATGACGTGAGAAAGATGGCTGACGCCAAGGGTGAAGTGCTGGATGTGCTGAAGTACGTCCTGTATACTGATGAGGATGCCAAGGGAAACACCATGACCGTTCTGGCTGTGGAGACGGTGGATGGTGCTAAGTACGCCACCAATAGCAAGACCTTTGTTCGCAACTTCTGCGATATCCTTGCTATCTTTGGTGCTGGTAATGAGGAACCCCCGACCCGCTTCCTCGTTGGCAGTGGAGTGAGCAAAGGCAACCGTGAATACCTGACCTGTGACATTGCCCGGTGAGGATATATGATGCCTCTGGCTATGTAAACGTGAGGGATATCCTGAATGAAGGGTATCCCTTTAATTTTCTGGTAGGCGGGAGAGGAACCGGGAAGACCTACACCACTTTGAAGGTTGCCAAAGAGGATGGTCGGCGTTTCATGCTCATGCGGAGAACCCAGTCCCAAGCCGATCTTATCAGTAAGCCAGAGTTTTCCGTTTTCAAGCCACTCAATCAGGACTTAGGATGGAATGTGATGGTACGGAGCATCAGTAAGTATAATTCCATGTTCTATGAACCTGTGGGTGAGGATGCTGAAGGGATCATTGGATACACCTGTGCGCTGTCCACCCTATCCAATATGAGAGGCTTTGACGCATCAGACATTCAGCTTTTAATCTATGATGAGTTTATCCCGGAGAAGCATGAGAGACTTCTGAAGAACGAGGCTGACGCATTGTTCAATGCATATGAGACGATGAACCGGAACCGGGAACTGAAGGGAGTTGCTCCCATCCAGATGGTGTGCCTGGCTAATGCCAATGATATTACCAACCCAGTGTTTGAGAGTCTGAAGCTGATACGCATAGCCGACAAGATGCAGAAGGGAAACAGCGACAGGTGGACGGATGACAAGAGAGGGATTCAGCTTATCATGCTCCATCGCTCTCCGATCAGTAAGAAGAAGGGAAGCACTGTTCTCTATAATCTGACAGACGGTTCGGATTTTGCAAGCATGGCTCTGGATAATGACTTCAATGTGGATAGACAGCATGTGCGACCCCGACCGTTGTCTGAGTATGTGCCCATCTGTTCTATAGGGGAGTTGTGTATCTATCGGCACAAGAGTGAGAACCGACTGTACGCCACCACCCATCTGAGCGGTATATTTAATAGGAAGTTTTCCCTGTCTGATACGGACAAACTGCACTATCAGAGAATCTATCGGAGTCACTGGGATATGTATATCGGTGGTAAAATAGACTTTGAGGATGTGCTGTCAGAGAAGATGTTCATCAAATACTGGGAGGTATAAATAATATGATTACGATTATCGTGGACACAAAGGAAGAATATGATGAGATGTTGAAGTTTGCTCACAGATATGCATGCAAACAAGTGCCTTTTGATGTGTGTGAGAACTATCCCCCCTGCCATTGCAGTGACTGCTATAAGGATCAGCATTCTAAATGTGGTATCCGTGTTATCCCTGTTGACAATGATAAACCGGATCAACTATAATAACTCCGGTGGGTATCCTGCCCAGTGCAAGCCTCGGAAGGGCGGGCATGACTCCGCACAGTCACAAAGGATACCCACCCTTTTAATATCCGGGGAAGGAGGGACGGGGATGCAGGATATTCTGACAATCATTCAGTCAGTGGGGTTTCCAATAGCAGTGGCGATTGCCATGTTCGTGATGTTGCAGAACGAGCAGAAAGCCCACAGGGAGGAGTCCGAAAAGCTGACAGCTACTATTACCGACTTGAAGATCACCTTTAACAGCGCAATCACAGATCAGGAGAGAAGCATCACAGAAGCAATCAATAACAATACGCTGGTTATCCAAAAGTTACTGGACAAGATGGAGGAAACATGATACTGCGAACAACAGGTGCGGACGTTGCCGAACAGGCGAAGACTGGTGGCTATCTCGGAATTCCATATAGCAAGTATGACTGTCAGGCATTCGTGGAGCAAGTCCTGAAAGACCTTGGAGTGAGAAGACCAGATGGCAAGCCCTACAACTGGCGGGGTAGCAATGCCATGTTCCGTCAGGAAATCACATGGCGGGGAACGATTGATGAGTGCATACAGAAGTTTGGGTGCATACCTCTGGGAGCATTTGTTTTCAAAGTCAAGTTTGATGGCGGGGAAGCAGAGCGAGGATACCACGATGCTCTGGGGAACGCCACCCATGTTGGACTGTATGTAGGAGGAACCCCGAACCCTGTAATGGACTCACAGCCGACAGGTGGCATACGATTTAGGAAGCTTTCCATATTCACGCATGTTGGACTCATGAGCATGATAGACTACGCAACAGCCCCGGAACCGCCCTCCGACCCGGATGAAGAGAACGCACTGAAGGCCGTAAAAATGCTGCGGGGGAACACCTGTACAGACCGTGAGTATTTGGAAGCATTGAAAACGTTGACAAAATATTTAAAGGAGGATAAACTCTAATGGAACTCACCGATATCATGGCACTCGTAAAAGCGGGGTACACAAAAGATGAGATTGCACAGATGGAACAACCCGGAAATGATCACGCAGAACCCGTACCCGTGGCTCCTCCTGCACAGACTCCAGAACCCGCCCCGGCACAAGCTGTTGAACCCGTTACCGTTGCCCAGCCCGTACCCGTACCCGCACCCCAACCCACACAAGCACCTGCTGAGCCGACTATGGCAGAGCTTATGCAGAGCATTGCTAAGCTGACAAGTGCGGTTCAGGCGAATGCGATTGCCCAGAGCGTGATTCCCGGTGGTGCTAATCCGCAGACACCGACCGCAGAGGATATGCTTGCGGAGATTATCAGACCCACATTCAAGGCAAGGGAGTGAAAATATGTTTGACCTTGTGAATGTAATGAAGGAGATTCTGGAAGTGCTGAAGGAACTTCTGGAAGCAGTGAAAACCAATAAAGGAGGAACTAAGAAATGAGCGTTAACACCTTGACCTTTCAGCAGAGCAGTGCGGTACTCAACGACCTTGTGAAACAGGCTACCGGCAGGAGTGCGGTTATCAATACCGAAGCTGACTTTATCTCCGTTGCCCAGACCGCACTGACACTGGGGAAAGATGTCATTTTCAATACCCTGTCCAATGTACTGGCGAAGACCATCTTTGCTATCAGACCCTATAGTGCTTCTATGCGGGGGCTGGAGAAAGACCTCCCTCAGTGGGGCGCCTACATGCGGAAGTTTAATATCGTGGCTTCTGACTGGAAGGATGACGATGCCTACAAATATCCTGTGACCTTTGATGCTTCCCAGACTGGCAACCCCTATGGCAACGGTCTGAGTGTTGACCAGTGGATTATCAATAAGAGGGACTTCATTCAGACCAACTTCCTCGGACAGAGCGTGTTTGCTGACCACTACACCGTCTTTGAGGATCAGCTTGAAACTGCTTTCCGCAACTCCGCTGAGTTTGGGCAGTTCCTGTCCATGATTACCACTGACATGAGCAACAAGGTGGAACTGGCTAAAGAGAACATGAGCCGTGGACTGGTTGCCAACTTCATCGGTGGCCTGATTGCTGAAAACAATGCTTCCCGGAACGTCCATCTGCTGTCTGAATATAACACCCTGACCGGACTGTCCCTGACTGCGACTACTGTTTTCCAGCCTGATAACTATCCGGCATTCATGAAGTGGGTGTATGGCAGGATTGCTTCTGTGGCTTCCCTGTTCCGTGAAATGTCCACCCGCTACCAGACCACCATCGACAGCAAGCCCGTCCCCCGGCACACCCCGTACAACAAGCAGAAGATGTACATGCTTGGGCAGGATCGCTACCAGATTGATAGCCGTGTTCTGGCTGACACCTTCCACGATAATTATTTGAAATATGCGGATGTTGAAACCATTAACTTCTGGCAGGGAATTGACACCCCTGACAAGGTTATGGTCACTCCCACCTATACCAACGCTTCTGGTGTGGCTACCACTGGCGATGCCGTGAACAAGTCTGGTGTGTTCGCCCTGCTGTTTGATGAGGACGCCATGGGCTGGGCAATGATCCATGAAAAGGTTATTCCTACTTCCGTGAACGGGCGTGGGGAATACCGAAATCTGTGGTATCATATGCGTCTCAGGTGCTTCTCGGATAATTGCGAGAAGGGCGTTGTTTTCCTGCTCGACTGATGTGATATCAGACGGGCAAGGGGATAGTGTGACAGCTATCCCCTATTCTTTTATGGAGGTTTACCATGCAGATACTTTTATACAGTGGCTTTAAGAAGCGGGAGAACTCCACCAAAACCCCTCTTGAAGCTGATGCACCCCGCACCCTGACCGGATATCTGAGGGAACCCTGCTCCATCATGTCTCCAGTTTTTAAGATTGAAAGATTCCTTTCAGATGCCAGTCCGCAGTCTTTCAACTACGCATTTATTCCCGAATTCTCCCGGTGGTATTTTGTACGGGACTGGACATGGGCTGATGGACTCTGGCAGTGCCAACTGGAAGTGGATGTGCTGTCCAGCTTCAAGACGGACATAGGCAATACCTACGCTTATATAGACAGATCAGCAACCGATTTTGATGGCTCCATTATAGACATGCGCTATCTCGCAACTACCAATTTTAATATGGAGTCGCACAATATTACTACATCATGGCACGACATTAACCCCGCTAATGGTGGATGTTATATTGTGGGCATTATCAACGGTTCTTCAGCTAATCTGTCTCAGACAGGTGGAGCCGTGACATACTATGCAATGACGATAGCCCAGTGCCAGAGCCTGATGCGATATCTTTTATCAGACCAATTCCTTGAGGATACGGGATTCCCCGCTGTTATGACAACCGGACAGCAAATTACAAATGACATGGCAAAGGCATTTATAAATCCTATCAATTATATCTCGTCTGTTACATGGTTTCCGCTTCCGATATCGGCTTTTACCTCTGGTGGAACTGTATCTATTTCTGTTGGATACTGGGCTGTCAATACTGCTATCGCAGTCGGACGGGTGGTTGAAGTCACCACAACCATTCTTCATTGCGGGGTGAACATCCCTATTCATCCGCAAGCACCGACCAGAGGAAAGTATCTGAATTACGCACCATATACAAGACTGAGCCTTGAATTGCCACCCTTTGGGCAGATTCCTATTGATCCCTCCTTCTGTGAAATCGGAAGTTATCTGTATTGCGATATCTATGTAGACGCAATCACAGGCAAAGCAGAACTCATTGTCAAAATAGAACCCGATGACCAACACCTTGACGCAAACAATGTGGTGGTAAATGGGGCGGTAGCCATGTTCGGAGTGCCAATTCAAATATCACAAATCAACGCAGACTTTTATCATGCCTCCGTGGAAGCTGTCCAAGCGGGGCTTGCTACTGGAGCCAGTGTGGCATCGGCACTCACCCTTAACCCGTCAGGCGCAGCATCTCAGGCCAGCAGTGCTGTTAGCCACATGGCAAATGCCGTAGACTGCACCATGCCTCAGATCAGAAATCAGGGAGTAGATGGATCATTCCTGTATACGTTCGTCCAGCCCCGACTCAGTGCCCATCATCTGGTTATTGTAGATGAGGATAGAGAAGAACTTGGCAGACCTTTGAGAGAAAAGAGATACATAAGAGACTTGCCCGGGTATGTCAAATGCTTTGAAGTCACTGTAGACTACGCATGTTACAAGGAAGAAAAAACCAAGATACACAATTATCTTCTGACAGGAATATTCTGGGAGTGATGATATATGGCTTCACAAAACCCGATACAATATGACGGATGGTGGGTGGAACTCAATACCTACTTCCGCACTACAGATGTCAGAGTGTACCAGCCAGAACAGATGCAGATCGAAAACATGCAACGAGTGTATGATTACTTCACCGCAAAAGGATGGACTCCAAACGCCATTGCGGGAATGCTCGGAAACATGATGGTAGAATCCAGCGTGAACCCGTGGTTGTTTCAGCACCGCTCACTGGACTGGAGTGACCCGCAGGGCATCCTCGCTGATAATGGGGGTATGGGACTTACCCAGTGGACACCCTGCCGTAAGTATTATCAGTGGGCACTGGATTCAAACCTCGACCCCCAATCTGGGAATACGATGTGTGATCGAATTTATTATGAATACCAGAATAATTTACAATGGAGCCTGAACAATTACGGGCATCACACATGGGAGGACTTTGTTACCAGCACTGAAACCCCGGAAATACTCGCACTGGTTTTTGTCTGGGCATATGAAAGACCCGCTGACCCGGACATAGAACAGAGACAGGCCAACGCCAGATGGTGCTATGAGAATGTCCATTCTGGACTGTCACTGCCAATTATGCTATCATTGGTTTACGCCAGAAGGAAAAAGGAGATGAGAAGACCGTGGCGAAAGATATAGGATATGGAATCCCGGAATCATATGACTACATCAATATGTATAATGCATCGTTCTCACCATCAACCGTACATGTCAAAAACGTTGCCCTGCAAAGATTCTTCCGCAGATATCTCTTTCAGAAAGCCATTTCAGTCTTTGAATGGAAACTCCCGGACACATGGAACCGGGACTACTTCCTGTATGTCCTGTATGCGTGGGGATATATTGGAGTGGTGGAAACCGACAAATACGGAGTCATCTGTCAGGCAGGTGTTCCCTATGGCTACGATATCTACTATCAGCCGACCAATCTGATTATAACGAATCCTTTACTGAAAGGTGCGCTTCAGCCCCGTATCGGAACAGAATGCACTGTTTTCAAACTTCAACCCGATTGGGGCGGGATCAATGACCTTGTAAATTATTATGCGGACATGATGGCCTTGTGTGCGGAAACTGCTTCCGTAAACCTTCTTAATTCACACCTATCCTTTGTGTTCCCGGCTAAAGATAAACCCACAGCCGAAACCTATAAGAAACTCTTTGATAAGGTTGCTGGTGGTGAACCCTGTGTAGTTGTAGACAAGCAACTTTTCAAAGAGGACGGAACTCAAGTATGGAATGCTTTTCAGCAGAATATTGGACAGAATTATGTAGTGGATAAAGTCCTATCCGATATGCGAAAGATTGAAGCAATGTTTGACACTGACATAGGTGTTCCCAATGCCAATACGGACAAGCGGGAAAGACTCATCACCGATGAAGTCAATGCCAATAATATTGAAACCATCACCCGTTGCGAACTCTGGCTTGAACAACTGAAGAAGTCCGCAGAAAACACTAATGCCATGTTTGGAACTGAAGTATCTGTAGACTGGAGACATGATCCTGATAAGATGATCATGACCAACACAGCGGAAGGAGAATCGTATTATGGGAAGAGCCGTTAACCTGTCCCCTCTGGGACTGTATAACTGGGATGAAACAATCTTTGATCTAATGCAGATACCGGAAGCCCTGGACAAAGATACACTGGTACAGAACCTCCTCGCTGAGACTGCCGAACTGGAAGTGCTCTACCCCAATCCGGTTGTCTTCAAGAATTTGGTAGGCGTGTGGAGTGCCAAACAAATTGGTATCTGGAACAGGCTCTACGCCACTACGCAGTATGAATACAACCCGATCGAAAACTATAACCGATACGAAACAGGCAGTGAAAACGGTACGGGTAGCACTACGCACAGCGGTACGGATACGACTACGGATACCACAACGCATGGCGGTACGGATGGCAGAACGGAAGCTATCAGCACAGGTGGTAAAGATACTCTGGATATGACTCGTAGGGAAGGTGGTACGGAAGGAAAGACCGGAACTATCGGTGTGGATGAAGGGGGTACAGAACGACTCTCCCAGAACCGTCAGGAGGGAGGGACGGAGACGGAAGCTACTACACACAGCCTGACTCAGGGCGGGAGTGATACCGTCACTGGTTCGGATACCAAGGGGCACTGGATTGCCGGGTTCGACTCTCAGCCTGTATCGGCTGACGATGACGGACTGGTGAAGCAGACAAGGGATCAGGACGATGCGACTACCACTACACAATACGGCAAGACGGAACAGGGGACGGGAAGTAAGACTACTACATTCGGAAAGACTGAGACGAATTCCGATACGACTACATTTGGAAAGACGGTGGATACTGATACTTCTGAGATGACTACATTCGGAAAGACGGAGACGAATCAGGATCAGACCACCTATGGCAAAACAGAAAACGTGCAGGAAACCAAGACCTATGGGGAGACAGTCAACCGGAATGGCAGTATGACTCATGGTGAACAGGTGGCAACTACTAATGAAGGTGAGCACGAACTCCATGCTCATGGCAACATCGGTGTAACAACCACACAGAAACTCATCCGGGAACAGAGGGACATTGACCTTTTTAACGTGTATGATATAATCATAGAGGACTTCAAAATGCGCTTCTGCATTTTGGTATATTAAGGAGGAGACAGCATGAACAATGGTGCTTTCGGTGAGAACTTCCCCTACAGCAACTTCCATAACCTCAATATGGATTGGATTATCAAGATTGCCAAAGACTTCCTCGATCAGTACACTCATATTCAGGAAGTGATCGCTAATGGTGAACAGAGTCTACAAGACCTGACTGCCTCTGGACTGGAACAGCTTCAGGAAAAGGCCGATGCTCTCAAAGATCTGCTTCAGCAGTGGTACGACACCCACAGTGCTGACATTGCCAATCAGCTTGCGGATGCACTGGAAGACCTGAATGAATGGTACACTACCCACCAGAATTATTTGGATAATACCTTGCAAGCAAATATTACTGCATTTGATACTCATGCTAACCAGAAAGCTATTGAAACAATTGCATCTATTCCCAGTGACTACACTACACTGTCAAACAGTGTAACAGATAATCTAAATAAACTCATGGCACAGCTTGACATTGTGAATAAAATGATAAACTACAATCAGGCCAACATATCCAATATGAAAATGCATCTCGGATATCATGATGGCACTGGTGTCTGGACAAATAGCTCCAGCTTCTGCTCTACTCGTTTCTTCCTGAATCTGCCGGAAAACTTCATCGGTCGTGTATCATCTCAAAGCGGTGTCACCGTATACATGGGAGAATATAACGCCCAAACACACCAGAGAATCAGACAGGTATTCACCTCTGGTACAACCCCTGTATATATGGATCAGTTGAGATCGGATTGTCTCTATGCTTTCTATGTGCAAAGCACAACGCCATTTACCAACCCGCCCACCACTGGGTTCACATTTGAACTGCTTGGTTCAAACATAAACACCGTTCAGATAATGGATTTGACCAAGATAATCGGAAACATGGTTTCCCTCGGATATTCCACCTTGCCGGAAAACCCCGAAATCGGATTCATTAACGGTGACGATGGAAAGTGGATGATTGACCCCAGTTCCCGGCATTTGTCTTTCAGGAGCTTTTTAAGAGTGCCTGACGAATGCACTATAAGTGCTTATATTGCAAACACCTCCATCTCGGCATATATAAAAGAATTTGAATTTGATGGAACAACTTTCACCAGAACAAATCAGTGGACTACGGGAAATAGAACAACTATCAATCATACCAAAGCAAATAAGTATTACTCGATTGACTACTACAGAGCCGATGCGTGGACTACCATTCCCGTTAGAGGTGTATGGGATGTAACAATCACCCCAATGGCGAACCTCAATAACACTATCACCTATGAATATGAATCCAACGGGACACTCAGACTTGCGGGGACAAAATGTAAATACACCCTGAAAAGAATAACAGATGCCTCTTCAAATCTCGACACATGGAGACTGTACAAGGGTGAACTGAAAATCAATGGGGAATGGGACACCCTGTGGGAAAACTCCGATGCCGAAGGAGTCGTAAACATTGATAATGATAGCGACTTCCTTGGTGGATATCACGGAAATGAAGTGCTGTCTTCCTTCAGCATCCTGATTGATAATGTTGCGCTAGATACCACTGCTTCGACTTCTGGTTACTGCACCTCTGTAATGCTCTATCAGACCTCTACTATATACAGACTTGATCAGACAACGGAAGCATTTACCAGATATAAGAGAATCAGAATTGTTGGAAACAATTACGATGTTCAGCAGTCTTGGCATTCCCTCATAAACTGCACCATCACACGGGGGGTGTTCTGTCTCCTGCAAGCAATGAAGCCCAATATGCTTGGATGGAACACTGACATCAACTCCAGATGGCTGTCAACATATGTGGCATCGGGAGTGCTCGACAGAAAAACCAGAATCGGGAACTTCTATTTTAACGATAACAAGATGCTGAGCCTGATTGCGGAAGTAGGATATGACAACGAATACTACAGACCATATATGCAGAACTTCACTAACCAGAACCGACTCAAGTTCTACTTCGATATGTTCAACGGTAAAACGATATCCCCCGGAGATGTGCTTGAAACAAAGTTTGCAGTAAAAGTAGACCAGGATTTCTAATGTAACAGGGGTGGTTACATCCACCCCGTTTTTTATTGCCCTTTTTGTATTATGTAATGG